CCGATATCTAAAGTATCAGCTTCTCATCACATTCATTACACAGCAGAAGAAGTGTGGTCGACTCTGGATGATGCAGAGAAGGAAGTAGCTTCAGCAGCAATCAACTTACCTGACGACGCTACTACATCAGCAGTCGCGGGTTTCATGCTTTGGTTTGTGAGTCTAGGTCCTGAGATGACGAATTCGGTCGTGTCTAGATACATCGTTGGTGCAAAAGATATGAAAGAAGTCGGACGTAGGCTTAAAACTCTGTCATTGAGGGCTAAATCACTGCAGAATATCGTCGAGAGAGATTTGCGAGATTTATTCGAAGCTGATGTATTATTAAACAGAAGTTACGGCGCAGTCGACTGGCAGGGTGAGAAGACGCACAGGACGCAGCCTGATACTGTAAGACTAGCCTATAACAAAATTTATGATTCTGCGTCAAAGATATTCAAAACGGTAGACCATCAAAGTGAAAAACCGAGGAGGCTGACTTGGGAACAATACTATCGCATGAGGTGGCAGTGGTCAGCTCCAGGGTCAATGCACTCTCAGTATGACTGCGATAAAAAGGAATTACCCAAGAGTTATCAGTTACGCACAAAGTTTGTAGCTCTAATTAAAGATAAATTCAGACCGTTTGACCACTTTGCTAAACGTAGGCCACAGCTGCACGCATGGGCAAGTTATAAGTATGAGTGGGCAAAAATGAGAGCAATATACGGTACTGATTACACAAGCTACGTGATGGCGAACTTTGCATTTTATAACTGTGAGAATATTCTACCAAACTATTTTCCAGTTGGCCCAAAGGCTAACTCACAATTCATCACGTCAAAGTTAAAAGCAATCTTGCATGGTGCAGTCCCATTCTGCGTTGATTTCTCAGACTTCAACAGTCAACATTCGACTGCTAGCATGCAAGCCGTGATTGAAGCATATGCAGACTGCTACGGCGACGTGCTAACTGAAGAGCAAAACATTGCTGTGGCATGGACAAGGAACAGTTTGGATGACGTCATTGTTCATGACAACATGGGCTTGAGAGAAACGTATCGTGCACACGGTACTCTAATGTCGGGTTGGCGCTTGACAACGTTTATCAACACAGTACTCAACAGGATTTACATCGAACAAATAGCAAACGACAGTGGTCTGATGCAACGGAGCGTACACAACGGTGACGACGTACTCTGTGGTATTACTAAATTTAGCCAGGCCATCACAATACTGCGTGAAGCTAGAAGGTTAAACGTGCGTCTACAACCAGAGAAATGC